GGTTGCGTAACGTACCGTGCAGACGTGGTATCAGTCGCCCCGGTAAGAGAGAAAAACTCAATTGAGGAGGAGCCAAACGCTACCACAAAATCGCGCCACATCCCGCAGCCGAGCAGCATGTCAGGCTTAATTTCTGCGGTGTAAAATGGGTTGTATCCGTCAGGGTGTGATTCATCAGTGAGATCTGTTATACCGAACGTATTCGTGCCACCTTTTACCCAGATGTAACGGGCGCGGTTCCGGCATACGTCAATAGGTGTACCAAGGTCGTAATCAGTGGGATAGCCCTGTGTGTTTCCTTCCGGCCAGTTGCTTAGGGTTTGCTCTGTGCCGTCATAGTTGTACAGGGAGAACGCACCATTAGCGCAAACCACCTGACTATCGTCGCTGTGCGCCATTGATACCCGGCCCTTACCTCCAACATCTGAGGCTATTACGCTTGCGCCTTTGTAAAGAGAATCCCCGCACACGCGGTATATCACTGACTGAAATGTGTTGTACTGCGCACCGCGCGACGTTCCTACGACGGAGCGCAGAAAATTAAGACCGGGAAACGAGCGCATGTAGCCAGAGGCGTTTAATACTTCCCCGACCGTTGCCAGCATATTCACGGGAAGAATCGCATCATAATCCGCGGTCTTTGCGTTCTTGCTGAGACCTTTAGCTAGTGGTAGTTGTATCGGTGTCGTCATCGTCTGGGTACTTCCGGTTGTCATGGAAATAATTGATATCAAGCCGCTTAGCCAGCCAGTTACCTGAACCCATTGGTACGCGGTTGCGGTATTTCAGACGTGGGGTGCGCTTCCAGACCATAGACTTCATTAGAATCTCAAGGCCGCTCTGCGCCATAGACACCACAGCGTCAGGAGGCGTAACCACGTAATCCGCCGAGATATTGGCTGCAAGGTTGTAGATTACTGGTTTCAGCGCCCATGTTGCCAACCCGTGGTCGTCGTCAGCGGCCGGATTTACGCCATCATCAGCGAACAGGTAACCAACATCGATACCCAGCGATTCATCCATCATCCATGTTGCCATCATCATTTCAAGGTCAAAAATGGCATCTTCAAACGAGGACGGTTCAACGTCGGTAAGCGTGGCATCACTGGCAACAGCGAGTTTTCGCAACGCCGCCGTTACTAAATCACCCTTCGTTAATAGATTCATTTTTTGCCTTTAGGTGCTTTTTCTTCTGGCGCTGCTTCCTCGGGCGCTGGTGCAGCCTCATTAGGTTCAGCGGGTTCAACGGTTTCAGCGGGTTCAACGGTTTCAACTTCATCATCAAAAATATCATGGGGATGCAGCTTCCATCCATCATCAACATGCTCTTGCAGTTCGTCTTTATTGACAACCTTTGCGTGCATCGGCACGCCCCACACAACCGTGTTGCCACCGTTTTTGTAAATCATCACTTTTGACATTATACACCTCTAAAGCAAAGAAAGGGGCCGAAGCCCCTTTTATCAAGCGGTCTGTTTGGTCAGGCCGACACCCATAGCTTCCGGGCGAACAGCACACGCGGAGTACCACAGCGCGATACGGATTTTGGAAGTCAGGGTATTGATATCACCCTGCAACGCAATAATACCGTTAATACCTACTCCTGGGATGTTGAATGACTGGGTTTTCATACCAGCAAACAAATCAGAGGTCGCAGGAATCGGCTGAGACACCAAACGCATACTATCATCAGCCCAGAACACGTTGGCAGTGGTCGATGCCACGTTTAGGATGTTGATAGCTGTAGCATCTGCCAGCGAGGTATTGACGTTGGCATAGGCACGTTGCTCAGGGGTGAGCGTGGTGTCGTTCAGGGCAATAGGCTTAGGCGTGATGGTGATAGCGTTACCGTTCACAGCAACAACGGAGAAGGTAGCATCCTGAGTCAGGACGTTCTTCGCCATCTGCGACAGGAACTTGACGCCAGTAAAGGAAATCTTATCGCCGCGCTTGAAGCCTGTACCGGATGAAACATTGAGCACCGCTACGCGGTTATCAACGTTCTCTTTGTTGCCATCGGTATCTAGTGTCCATGCTTCTGGTTTGAATGACTGCGCACCTGAAACTGTTACGCCTGTTGCTGTTGAAGCTGCAAGCGTTGGCAGTTTAGGGGAGCGCAATACATCATCAAATCCAGCAACCTGACGCTGAATAGAACCGGTGGTGTAGGCTTCTTCCGGGATACGACCGTAGATGTCTCGCTGTGCCAGGTCATAACCAGACAGGCGATAATCATGCGGGTTCAGGAAGTAGCTGATACCGCGGTCGCGGTTAAGCTCGCGGGCAAACATAACTTCTTCCGCTTCTGCAATGAAGTTCCAGCCGTCTGCATTAGCTTGACTGATTTCCGCTGCGTTGGTAACAACAAGGGAACCCATGTCAACAGACTGTTGAGAAAGAGCCTTTTCAACGTTGTTAGCCAGCTTCATGCCAGATGCCTGAATGCGGCGACGGTAAGACCGTTCATCACGCAAATCATCGGCACGCAGAGCGAAGAAGTCATTGTCTGGTTCGCCCATGTTGAGCTTAACTGACAGTTCCAGCACCCCGGTTTGCTGGTTGGTTAAATCCCAACCTTCCTGGGTAGGCGCTTCCTGTTCAACCGGCATCCACACGGTGTTGCTTGAACGCTGCATGGATTCCGCTGGTGGTTGATAGTGAGTAACTTTAGATGCCATTGGCGTCATGTTGGTTACCGTTTCAATCACTTCGTCAATAGCGTAAGTGATAACTTGACCTTCGTTAAGAGCCATTATCGTAAACCTTTTAAAGAGAGTTTGAGTTTGCGATACTTCTCTGTGTCACCCGCCTTGGCTGCGGCCTCCATAGCTTTCTGGATTCCTGCTACGTTAGCTGCATTCACAGAACCGGTTACCGTAGTATCTGGCTCAGGGGCTTCTGACACGGACTTACCGCGTGGTTTTAGGGTCAGGTCTCTGGCAAGGTCTGCGAGATAAATCGTTTGCCGCGCCCCTTGAAGGGAAAGAAGGTGTCGAATCTTGTCCGGGTTAGCACCCAGATGATAGAGAATTGCCGGTGACTTTTCAGGGAAGAGTTCCATAATCTCCACATCCCAGCCTTTCGGGAGTGCGGCGCGTGCGGATTCCTCTTTTCTCTTCATAGTCCGGCAAACCCAGCTTTTCGGCTGCACTTCACCTAATGCGCCTTGGCTGCACCTGCTAACGACTGTGAACGATTGGTGAAGTCCTGAACTTTCCTGCCCTGTTTTGCAACTGCGTCACTCTTGGCATCAATCGCTTTCATCTGCCACTCAGTAGTAGCAGCGTTAAAAGCGGCTAGCGCCCGGCTGGTGTCATAGTCGTACTTGGACAAGTTATCGTCAGACAGATATGCGTTGATATCTGGCATCGGAGGAAGTTCAGCCTTAACCTTAATATCTTCTGGTAGCTCACCACGAGATACCGCATCAACTTCCTGCTCGATTTCTCGCTGACGCTTACGCGCCAAACGACGTGCAGCAAATTTATGGTTCGTGGTGGTGTCTTGCTGTTGACCTGTCTCACTGCTTGTCAGCACAACATCAAACCCTTGCTCTTCTTCCTGGCCTCCGGTTGCGTTACCGGTGTCAGGGATTTCGACAGCCGCCGCCGTCTGAGTGGTATCTGTGTTTTGCTCGCTAGTGGTATTTGTTACGCTCATGATTACTCTCTCATGGTGAGGTGGTTTTAACTCGGCAACATGCCGGGAATCTGCTGCTGTTGCTGGGTGGAAACTTCGCTAAGTAACCGCATTCCATCCAGCACCGCTTTATCATTAATGTTCTGAGCCTGAGCCAGTTTAAGCACGGTATCTGCTTGCTGCTGGTGCGCCTGTTGCTCGGCGGTAAATGCCTTGATTTTAACCTGCGCTGTCTCGTTATCGGCTTTTTTGTTCTCTGCCTGAGCCAGACCCATCTGAGCCTGTGCAGCCAACATATTCGGGTCTTGCTGCTGTTGCTGGGCTTGTTTTGCCTGTGCGACGGTCTGCTCTTCTTCCGGTGTCTCAGGTTTTTTAAGACCCATCAGTAACAGTTGTTTATTGGCGTATTCACGCATCATATCACCGGTATTTCCATCCCACAACGTCATGTATTGGAACATCAAAATCTGG